AAATAAGTGGAAGGGGTGCCAGATATTGACACCCCTCAAATCACATTACGGAACGTAGGTGCCGTGCTGGATGTAGTTTACTACCAGATAACCAGTACCCGTGCCTGTGTTTGTTGATGTAATCATGATCTTTACATCAGTCGTCCCGACAGTAATCCAGTTACCAATTCGAGTTGCATCTGCACCCGCTGTGGCAGCAATGATTCCAAGTGTACCACCCGCAACTGCCGCAGCCGCCGTAAGTGCTGTTGCCGATGCTGTTGTGCCGATGCCAAGGGTAGTAGCTGCACCACTCCAAATAGCAGTTACATAAAGTTGAATGCTTGTGATTGTGCTGTTTGCTGGAATCACGATGGACGTCGTATACACGCCAGCGGAGCCGCCGTTGGTAGCCTGTGTGATTGCTTCGTACTGTGAAAGAACAACTTCGCCGACGTTATTAACGTCTGTGCCAAGCGTTGTACCCGTTGTAGATTTGATGGTGCCAGCGCGAATTGGGCCGGAAAAGGTCGTCGTACCCATGAGGATCTCCTGTCGTTGGGTTGTCTGCCACAGTGGCAGTCAGGGATTGCAAAACTCTACAATAAAAAAAGGGCTGACACAAGGCCAGCCCTTTCATATTTCTGTCAGTGACAGATTTTATGCACCCTGCGAACCGTACATGGCGCGAGGATCAGACCAACCGAAGCTATAACGCTCACGGGCCTTGTAACGAGCGTTGCCCGTTTCAAAGTCACCTTCCATAGCCGTCTTGATCGGGCTACGGACAAAGTGCTTCATGCCATTTGGTGCGTCTGTCTTAATGAAAAACGCATCAGGATCGGTCAGGAAGTGGTTAACACAGAAGCCCTGTGGCATGTAACCACCGGTCTTGATCGCATTGATGTCATTATCAGCAGTACCAACACGCTGTTCCGACTTCAAAATACGCTCGGCCGTAAACTGGAGCGCCGATGGAATGATAAGTTTCATGCCACGAAGGGCAGTTTTCAAACCACGCTCATCAATAAACGCTGCAATGTCAATCAGAGCCTGTTCGAGAGAAGTCTCGTTAAGATCTGCCTGAGTTGCAAGCGTGTTCGACAAGTTACCGCCGCCAGTTGTAGGATGTGCGCTGTTGATCAACGAAACGCCGTCGCCGCCCTTATAGGACGAGGAAAATGCGTTGTTGAGGACAGAAGCAGCCTTCACCTGTTTGGTGTTGGACATCGACCGTGCAAGAGCGCGGGTATAACGAGCCGACAGCTTGTCATACAGGTTATCTTCCACTGCCTCTTCCGTGATGGCGAATGCAAGAGCAATCGTCTCATGGGTGTAGCGAGCAGTGAAGGCTTCACCAGCGGTGTCATACGAGATGGCTGCGCCTTCGCCCTTTACAGGGGCTTGGCCGAAGCCGGAGAGCATCACCTCTTCCTCGAATGCACGGTCAGAATTTTCCGTGTCGAAGATTTCGGAATGCTCATTGTCGTAACGGTCGTACTCCAAACCGAAAAGGGCGTTAAGGCCCGGCTCCAGTTCTTTGAGGAGTTGTGAACGAGTAATAGCCATGGTTCATTACTCCTTAAATACCCGCGCCAGTGCCATTGGCATTGTAACGGTAGAAGTGATTGTTAAGCAACACAATCGCCAGACGCCCAGCAACCGTTGCATCAGAGTTCGCAGGAGTATCCTCGAAGCCCAAAATGCGGAGGTTGAGAGTGTTGGTAGTTGTCGCCGTTGAAACTGCCAACTCACCTGCGGACAAACCAGAGGTCGTTGAACCCGTGGTAGCCGTTGCAAAGTTAGCATTTGCGTGGATGATAGAGTCGGCGGCAGCCGCATCGCAGTTGATCAGGAACGTCTGATCAGGATGTGCAGAAATGATAGCCGTAGCCGCAGAACCACTAAGGACCGCAGCCGTACCGGGCCAGAAAGGTGACCACTTAGGTTTACCTGTCAGGTCGATATAGTTACAGCCAAGAAACGCACCTAGAATTGGAACAGTACCACCGGCAGCCGCGCCAACAACGTCAATCATACCGTTTGTCAATGGAATCACAGGAGTACCCTGATAGATTACCGAAGACGTTCCAGCAGTTGCCGATGTCTGAATGTTGAATACAACATCACCGTTGGTATTTGCACCGCTTCCAAGCATACGATACGGGCGAAGCCCGAATGCGGCATCAATATTTGCCATTGCTTAGATCCTTATGTTATTCGGCTGCACGATTGCCGCCGAAAGTGACTCTAGATTGCCGTTCAGGTTTAATAATCGGCATGGACGGATGTTGATCTCTCATCAGGTCGTTATCAACCGCATCAAGCTGTTGCTGCGCTTGGCGGTTATAATAAGCAGTACGCTGATTTACCAGATCTACGGGAATACGCGCTAAGACAAGACCCCCAACTGCAATGACGCCAGCATGTTTGCCGTTATCAATCGTGGGAAGATCCCAATCTGGGTATTCTTCGGCGCGAACGAGTTCAAACCCTTCGCGAAGTCGTGCGGACATGTTCTTCCGATCATCAACACCTGCGGCCTCCATTCGGAGCCAACGGTGCCTAAAACCCTCCGGTGCGGGGGGCGCGTCCAAAGAGGACGGTGGTTTCCAAGTCGTAGGTTTTACGGTCTTGGAGCGGACGGTATCTTCGCGTTTCGAGCGATCCATAATCAGTTTCTCTCTGCTTGCTTCAGATTTACCTGCCGGGCGTACTGTTCATAACTCAGCCCCAGTGCTTTGGCAATCTTTTTTTGTGAAGTGGAAAGGTCGTCACCCTTGACAACCTTGTTTGTTTTTTGTGCGCTGGTGGGCCGCGCACCTCCGACAGCTGATACAGGCTTGGTTCCCTTGGCAAATTTATGCGGGAAATCATTCCGAATACGCTTGTCCAATTCACGATAATACGCATCACTCGAAGGATTGTACCCCTCTGCAACAAGATCATTGTGAGTGTCGTAGGCCGTGTATGTCATGGCCTTGTCAGAGCCGAACCATTCATTACGCTCCGCCCACTGCTGGGCCTTCTCGTCAGGAACTGGTTCTCTTCGAGGGGCAGCGACTTGCTGGGCAGACTGTTGGTCGTACAACGTCTGTTGCTCCAGTTGATACCTGTAGTTGCGGATCTTCTCGCGTTCCAGTTCAAGTTTTGCAAGATACTGGTTGGCCTCAATCTGCTTATCCGTGTCACCAGTGTCAATCGCAGACCGATACTGGTCCTTGTAAAGCTGCTCTTGGACCTTGATCCGCGTGTCAGCTTCTGTCGTGTACGACTGATCCAGAAGTGATGTACGCTTTTGCATAGCATCAAGCTGGCTCTTGACAGATTTGGCATAGTCCAGTGCCGCCTGTTCACGACGCTCGGTTTCACGGACTTTATAAGTCAGCTTACCAATGCGCTTCCTGACAGATTCACTCTGGGCAGCTAGGTCGTCATCGTCGTCGTCTTTTGGTTTCGGTTTGACCTCTACCTCAACTTCTTCGGTATCATCGTCTGACGACTCTTCATCTACAACGGTGACTTCAATGTCTTCATCATCTTCAAACATGGTAACTCCTTAATGCGCTGTTAGACATTCATGATGTCTTCTGGATCAGCGATGGTTGCGATGACTTCATCATCGTTTAGGATACGAACTTCACCGCCATCAATCTTGAAGCGTGAACCCGCATAGCGACCGAATAGAATCCAGTCGTTCTTCTTGCACCACGGACCTGCGGTGAATTTGTTTTCGTCCCCGTAAGCGTCTGGTCCAACTGCCAGAACAAGCCCGACGACGGTGGCAAGGGTCTGTCTTTCAACATACTCATCAGCCAAATGAATACCGCCCCGTGTCTTACCTATGCCACGATAGGGAAGAACAAGGATGCGCCATCCTGTAGGTTTTGGTAATCGGTCGAATACACTGGAGGGGATCTTGGTTGGATCTAAGTACCGATCTTCCAAGGCCACATAGGCTTCTTCCAGTGCGGATTTTGGGGCCTCTACATTCTGAGGCTGGGCCTTCATAGCTTCTGCAACGTGAGTTGGCAGTATTAAACTACTCATCCTTGTCTTCCTGTTTAAGCAGAGAGCGTATTACGTATTCGGCTTCCGCCCAGACTTCGTACTTTGCACGAAGCTGCTTGTATGCCACGAAATCAGGAACCGCGCCCTCTGTGATCGCTTCCCTGATAACTTCTTTTCTGTCAGCAAATGTCCTTAGAACCCTGTCAGCAAAGAACAGACTATCCACATGATCTCCTTATCCAATCGGTGTTGAGTTATGGATCATCGCATCCTTCTTCTGGCTACCTGCGGAGGAGCCAAAGAAGAACGCCATGATTCCGGTCCAAGCCGCGCTTAACGTACCAAACATCATCAAAAGCACGTCGCCGCCTTTTTCTGGCAGACCGTAAACCAGAATGTACAGCAGTATCCCAAAAAAACCGAAGGTCACCCCAATGGCAAGCACCCGTGGGAGCCAGTCCTTTGTTTCCTTCTGCATGTCACGGGCTGATTTCCTGTCATCGACAGCAATCCGCTCCAGATCAATGTCCAGACTTCTCATCTGAACCTTGAAGTCCGCATCCACCTTCTTTACAGCGGCAAGCTGTTCAGGTGTTGCCGTAGATAGGGCTGTTGCAATGTCACTGTCATTACCGTCTGGATGACCGAGAAGAACCTCTGACAGGGCTTTGACAGCAACGCCAGCAAGGGGTCCACCCAATGCTGTTGCCAGAGTTGGCGCGACAGACCCGATCAAGGGGCCGAATGTTTTAAGAAGATCCATCTTTACCTCCAGTGGATTTAGAACCTAACATGATCCCTGACAGAGTTCCTGTCAGGAAGGTAGCGATTGGAGCAATCAGCTTGAAAAACTCTTGGTCATTAGGGGCCTGTCCATCTATCGGCTGCACAACAAATATTAGACTATATAAGACAGCAAAGACAGTTCCTGTCAGTGTAAGACATAGGGATATCCCAATGATAAACTGCAAAAGAGCGTGTAGTTCGTCCTCTTTAATTCTCATCGCGCCACGGCTCCGCAAGGGTTTTGTTTTAGGGTGTCTGCGGAACAGGTTCCAGAAGCGGTGCAGATAGGAGGGTTGCACTCAGCCGCGTCCCAGTTCTTAGGGTCTTGGCACGGATACCTGTACCGATCCTCACATCCTGTCAGAACAATCATCATGGCTACCAGAAAGTACTTCATTTGTGCGTGAACACGACCATTCCGATGCCAACGCATACGGAAAACAAAACAACAGCACCCACAAGCCATGCACCTATGATTAAGTCCTTCATGTTCTCTTCAGCCTCATGCTGGGCCGCCGCTGCCTGACGCTGGGCTTCCTTACGCATCTCAGTCACCTCTTTTTGGATAGACGCCCATGCTGCAACTCCGTATGCGCCTACAAATAAGTTGCGGGTATCCAACTGAAGTTTTTGAGCCTTTTGCTTCAGTGTGTACAGCTTAATCGCCTCGGCTTCATACTCGCCCTGCGATTGAAACAGACGCTTGCTCCTCTTGCCGGACGTGAGTTGCGTAATCTGTGCAACCCTAGCAAAAAGATTACCCACCTTTTCGGCAACGTCCAGCATCTCATGACCAGAGTCCACGGCACCTTTAATGCCGTTGTACAACGCCGTGGCTCCAGCAATGAG